CAATGAATAACGATATGACAAGTGCTTATGCCGAAATCATTAAGCAAGAAAAGCAAGATGACGGAACACTCTTAGTGTATGGCAAGGCTACTGATGATTCTGTTGATATTGACCTACAAATCTGTGACGCTGCTTGGTTAAACAAGGCTATGCCAGAGTGGTTCAAAACTGGTGGCAATATCCGCGAACAGCATTCAAATATCGCTGCTGGTGTTGCTAAGGAATTAGATAGCACAGGTGACGGACACTATATCAGCGCACTCGTTGTTGACCCTATCAGCGTTAAGAAAGTTGAAACAGGAGTCCTTAAAGGATTCAGTATTGGCATTCGTGCGCCTCGTGTAGTGCGTGACGAGAAGGCTGCTAACGGCAGAATCATTGACGGACAGATTGTTGAAATCTCATTAGTTGATAGACCTGCTAATCCAAACGCAAAGTTAATGCTTGCTAAATCAGTAGAAGGCGAAACATCTTTAGTTCAGGTAGAAGAACTGACTGAACTCTTAGACGAAACTCAAATCGCAAAAGGAGAAACAATGGAACACGAAGAAGATAAAGCGGTTTCCGAGAAGCCGTCTAAAGAAGAAATGCTAAAAGAACTTGAAGATTGTAAGAGTGCTTACATGGCTGCTATGGCGAAGTGTAAAGAAGCGGGCTTCCTTGATGATGAAGACGAGGAAGAAGAAGCAGAAGAAAAGCGCGCTTACGGAGAATCCGCTGAAGAAGAATCAGAAGAAGGTTCATCAGGTAGCGGTGCCGAGCACGAATTAGAAGAAGCCGAAGGAAAGAAGAAGTCTATTGACACTATCGTTCCAGAGCCAGATGTTGTCGAAGTAGGCGACACAGAAAAAGAAGAAGAAGAAGAAGAAGAAGAAATTGGCTTTGAACAAAAGACAATAAATGCTATTATTGAAAAAGCCGTAAAGAGTGCTACTGAAAGTGTGCGCAACGAGATTGATGTTCTTAAATCAGCAAATGAGGCTGATAAAGAAATTATCAGTAAGTTACAAACTGAATTAGCATCGGCAAATCAGAAAGCAGTAAGTGGTGGTCCGAAGCGTTCTACGATTAAGCCTGAAAATGCGGTGAATGAATTCGCAATCATGGCTCTCGCATATCGCCAGAAGGCTGCCGCAACCAGCGACAAAACATTGGCGCTCGGTTACAAAGAACTCGCTAAGGACTTTGAAGCCAAAGCGAACGCAGTAGCAGAATAACAACTAACCTCTTTACGAAAGGAATAACATGGCTCTCACAGCCCCTCGCGCAACCGATCTGTTCTCAGATGTTGATAGCGCGAAAGCAGCAGCAGAACGTCATGATGAATATCTAGGTGAACTTAATAAGTCACTTAGCAGTCCATCATCAGTTCCAGGACAAGCACCTGTACAAGACGCAACTTCTGTTCTAGAAAACCTTGTAACAAACAAGTCACTTACACCTGACGCAGTCGGCGCTCTAAACAACGCACTCGCTTCACAACGTATGGCAATGCAGGAAATCCAGAAGGACATTACGCTTACATCTCCACTCAGCACATCATTCGCTGCGTTTGACTTGGAAGCACCTTCAAAGTTACTGACACCTCGCCCTACTCCACTCCGTAACAAACTCCCTCGCAAGAAGGGCGTTGGTACTTCACACCGCGTAAAGCGCATTACTGGCTACACAGGTACAGGTACAGGCGGCATTGGAAACACATGGCCGGGAATTACAGAATCAACAACTACAGCATTCGGCTCAATCAACTATGAGCGCGGAAAGATTATTTCCTATGCTGCTGATGATTTAGTTCTGCCTTACAACTCATACTCACTATCAGACAGCGTGTCATTTGACGCGAACTTCTCTGGTATGGGATATCAGGATCTACGTCAGTTATCATCAACTTCAACTCTATACGCAACAATGCTTATGGAAGAACGTATGCTACTTATGGCTCGCGGTACTGCTTCAGGTTACTCTGGCGCATTATCAGCACCTACATTCACAAAGGCTTCACCTGTTGCTTCAGGTTCACAAGTAGCACTAGCCGCAAATACTTACTACATCAACGTTACTGCTGATGCTGGTATTTCAGGTTCAGGTTTCGGTGAGTCAATTCTTGGAACAGAAACATCAGAAACCGTTGCCGCAGGTGACGTGCTTACTGTTACAGTTTCAGCAGCAGTCGCTGGCGCACTCGGTTACAACATCTATGTTGGAACAGCAACAGGCGCAGCAAACTTGAAGTATCAGGGAACTCTAAAGGGAACTGGTACATTCACAATTCAAGGTGCTTCTGCTACTAACCTAACTGGTAACAACGCAGCATTCACTACAACAGGTGCCGCAGCGTCACGCGCTTCAGCAGATACTTCTGCTTACGCAACTGGCTATGACGGAATCCTTCCAACAGTATTGGGTTCTAACTCAGGTTACAACAACTCAATCAACAGCACATTCAGCACATCAAATCCTGGAGTTGAATATCAGAAGGTATTCTCTGCGATTTATGATTCTGTTAAGGCTGACCCAGATGAGATTTTCTTGAACGGCGCAGACCGCAAGCAACTCTCAGACGCAATTAAGAACGGCTCAACTGCGAACTATCGTTTGAATCTAACTCAAACAGAAACTGGCGACTATGTCGGCGGTGCTGTAATTGGTGGACTACACAACGAAATCACAGGCAAGTTAGTTCCTATGACCGTTCACCCTTGGTTGCCACAAGGCGTAAGCCCTGTGCTTTCATACACACTTCCAATCCCAGACACAGAGGTTTCAGACGTATGGTCAAACTTCATGGTTCAGGATTACATGGGTATTCAATGGCCTGTTAATCAGTTCGCCTACGAATTCTCAACATACTTCCGTGGCACATTCTTCTGTACTGCTCCAGCATGGAACGGCGCAGTTTCAGGAATTGTGAACGCATAGTATGTGTTTGGAATGCGGTTGTGGCGAAGTTAGTAACACTCACGGACGTGATGATGTTTCAACTGCTGTCATAGTTTCACCTAACGAAACACCTAAGTAAACGAAGGGGAGTGCGTCACATTTGAAAAGGCGCACTCCCTAATTCGTTTCACACAAGAGTAAAGGAAGCAAAGTGTCAAGGTTAATAGCATCTGATGGCGGTGTTAGAGGCGTGGATATTACGACAGAGCGCGGAACGTATAAATACAATCCAGATAGCAAAGGCGTAATCAACGTAGAGAATCCTAATCACGCTAGGCAACTGAAGGCGGAAGGCTTCTTTGAGGCAAGTTTGATGGGTCCTGCTACAAATGGTGCGGCTCTAGGCTTCACCTGTATTGAGTGTGGATTCGGTTCGTGGTTTAGAAAGTGTTCGCGTTGCGGTCACGAGAACGGAACGCCAGAGAGAGATGGTGAATAATGGCTGTAGGTATAACAACTCAGCACCCATTAAATGAAAATCCGTATGTCACCGTAGCGGAATACAAGAACGCACCTACATCTATTGACATTGACAATTTAGTAGTAGGCGGTAACTCCAATGCCCAAGACGCTGAGTTAAAGAATGTTATTCTTCGCGCTTCATCTTTCCTTGATGAATACTTAAATCAAAATCTTAACGCCTCAAAGCAGGTAGAGAATCAGCGTATTCGTTTTACACCGCAGGGCTTCATATCACTTCACCCTAATAACAGCCCTGTGATTTCATTATCAAGTTTTCAGTATGGCTCAGACCCTACTAATTTAGTAACACTTCCTGATTGTTCAGTAGCATGGTTTGAAGACCAGCAAATCGTTATCCCAGTTTCACAATTATCAACTACATGGACAAATCAAGGACCTCTAAGTTTCGGTGGCGCTTACAGCAATTCACAACAGATATTCGCTCGTTATGAATATACATCAGGCTACGTCAATAATCCGATAGCAACGGCAACAGCAGGTCAAAGCACTCTAACTGTCCAAGACGCAACAGGTATCGTGGCTGGCATGAAACTTCGTATTTACGATGGCGCAAGTAGTGAAACAGTTACAGTTAATAGCAGTTATACCTACGGCTCTACGACGGTTCCCTTGACCGCTGCGCTGTCTTTTGCCCACTCCGCAGGAGTCCCCCTAGGAAACCTACCTAACGCAATTAAAGAAGCCTGTATCCTTGTCACAACGGCTTTCATTAAAATGCGTGGCGATACTTCAATGACAATGAACGTAACTACTCAGGCTGGTGCCAACATAACTGGTGCTGAGCGATATGGTTCAGAGATTGCTACTGCTTTACAGATGGTTCAACTTTACCGCAGGGTTCGATAATGGCAGGGCGCACAGGCGTTCGGGCTACTTTGTATTCCTTCCTGACGACTCCAGCAGTTACAGGATTGAATCAAGTATTGACTTCGTTTCCTAAGCGCATAAACTTTCAAGTAGGTTCAACAGCAGGTCAATTATCGCGTTCCGCTTGCGTAATCTTTATTCAGTCGGAAACTGAATCACGTTTGGCTATCGGTGGCGCGACAAGCGGTTGGAAGCGTGTGGATTATTCTGTTGTGTTACAGGTTTATCAACACTCTTTACAGCGAAATGCTGAAGATGCTATGACAGACTTTGATACACTAATAGATAACATTAAGACAAGATTGCGTTCAGACCATAGGTTTGGAGACGCAACAGGAACATTGGTTTGGCAGGGTGCTGAGCCAATGATAGATACCTTCTACGGCGAACCTTCAACGCTCGCCGAGGGAGCAACGGAAACATACGCTGAACTTCAATTTGATGTTACCGAAATGATTCAAGCATAGGAGATGAAATGAAATACAAATATACAGGAACAGACTCACGCGTTATTCCTTCGCTTGGAATTATTGTTAATTCGGGCGACGAATTTGAAGCCCTAGACGGACTTACAATTCACGAGGTTGAGCCAGTAAGTGGTAAAATCTTTACCAAACCAACAACACCGTCAGCGTCTGCTGACTTAACAGCAGGAGAGTGAACAAATGGCCGTACAAAATTCCGTTCGTTCCTATGTGGGTATCGCTAAAGAAGTCACAAAGGGAACACCAGTAGCAGCAACAGATTATTTATTATTATCCAAAGACGCTTTCAAGCCAGTAGATGTAATTGACCCACTCTACGATAAAGGCTTACGCGGTGCGATGGTTGAAAACTACAACTACATTCCGGGACGCACTCGCTCTACTGTTGATTACGGTGGCGCAGTATTTGCTGATGGAATCGGTTATGGTTTAACTGGCATTATGGGTGCTTGCGCTACAACAGGTGCTTCAGCACCATATACACATACAATCTCATTGAAGAACAGCCTTGCTGCTACAACAGATGTTCAGCCACTTTCATACACAATCACTGACTTCTATGCGGCTGCTGTTCGTCAATATCCAGCACAACAAATTACAGATTTCTCATTGAAGTTCAATGCTGACGGTATGTTGGAATATGACATGAAGTCTATGGGTTGGGCTTCCAATACAACAACAGCACCAACTCCAACATTCAGCACAGTATTGCCTACTCCAGTATGGCAGGGAACTGTATCTATTGGCGCAACTTCTATCACTAATGCTATGGAAGGAACGATTTCAATGAAACGTTCTTCTGAAGCAATTTATGGAATTTCACAAACACAGAATCCATTCGCAGTATTCGTGGGTGCTTTAGAAGTTACTGGCAATATCAAGTTCATTATGGAAGACAATACTGAACTTACACGCTATCTAACAAACACTCAACCAGCGATTGTGCTGAACTGGGCTTACGGCGCAGGTGCGGCAGCAGTACAAATTCAAGCAACTCTCACAAAGGGTGCTTATACAGCAACAGCAATCGAACGCTCAGATGATTATGTAACAATCAACATAGACCTGAATGCTCAGGGTAATACAACAGACGCAGGTGCTTCTGGTGGATTCGCCCCAATCAAATGGGTACTACAAAACGCAAAGGCTTCTGGTACTTATATCTAAGTAACAGAATAAAAGTGCTAGGGAGTTGGTTGAGCAGTCGCCTTCCCTGTTCCCACTCCCTAGCACCCCTCTTTAGATATACTGTGAAGGCAAACTAACAATCGGAAGGAAACAACATGGCAAGTAAGACAGTTAAGTTACCTAGTGGCGCAGAGGTAGTTCTCAAAGACCCTAAGACGTTACGCGTTCGTGACCGCAAAAAGGTATTCGAGCAAGCAAGTAATGCTAAAGAAGGAATAATGCAGGCTCTTTCTTTGAGCGATGGGCTGCTTGCTATTCTCATTGAATCATGGACACTTGATTTGATTATTCCATCTGTGCGTATTGAGTCCATTGACGAAATGGAAATGGCTGACTACGACTTCTTAACAGAACAAACTAAAGACGCCCAGAAGGTTCTGTTCCCTTCATTAAGTCAAACTGATGAATCAGAAAAGAATCCAGAAAGCCCTTTCGAAAACTCCAAAGATTAAGATGGCTACTTGAAGGTGGCGAACGCCACGAAGCCTTCACTTATCCAGACGAAGAATGGTTTTACTTCACTTGTGCTAGTGAGTTCGGCTGGACTCCTGCGCAGGTAGATGAACAACCTGCTTATTTGATGGATTGGTTAATTTCTATTTCGGGATTAGTGAAACAGGTAGAAAGTGATAACATCAAATCTTAAACAAGTACGCCAAGCGT